CGAGGAGATCCTGCATCATCGCGTACATCAATAACTCCGGGTAGTGCTGACATAATTTTTCTCCTATAAAGGTGTTAGACTAACAAGTGAGTATATAAGTGTAAAACTAATTACTATACCTAATATATAAATACCCCAAGTATTAAAGGGTCGCCAAATTTTATGTTTCATTAATATCCAAATGTTCCGTCTGCTGGTTGATAAATACTTTCTTGGTGTAAACGTCTCATGCGACTAAATGTATCATCTAGGCGTGGTCGAGACATAATTAAATACCTTAACGCATCATACGCATGGTCTGGTGCGTGGGTATCTACATCTTCAGGGTTGTTTTTATCCAGAGGAATACTTTGCAGTTCGCGTATCAGGTTAGGACAAGTATTAAATATTTGTAGTTTGGGCCTTCCGCTTTGCTGAACTTTTAAGTATTCGTGGATTTGAATCTTACCTGCAACTCTATTTTTATCTGCTCGTCTTAGCTTGTGTCCAGCCTTTACGAGCGTTTCTCCAACTGTTGGGCCTGTTTGCCCTGTGCGATTCCAGCAGGCTGTGTCTAATACGCCCGGAACACTCATTGGATCATTTAATTCCATTTCTGCTATAATATAAGCTAGGTCTGTTGCTAATAAACCTTTTTGATAGAGTTCTCTGTATATTATCAGTGTGTTGTCATCTCTATCTATTGCACCCCAGACACAAGCTGATTCTGAAGCATATCCATAGTCAATACCTTTTATTCTTTCCCAGTTAATAGGTATTTCATATGGTTCTATGATATGTATGTTTCTGTCAAACTCTGTAAAGGCCGCACCTTCTGCAACCTCCCAATCACCTTCTAGTAGCTGTCGCCGTTGCGTTGGGGGCAACGCCTTCAGCATTTGTTCGTATCTTCCGTCACGCGCTAAATACGGATTATCGTCTAGCCGTGCTGGTATAAACTTTCTGCTAAGACCGTCTGAACCTATAAAGGTTTCGTTAGGTGGTGAAGCGTCTATGTATCTTTTCTTTACCCAATGCGCTCCAACACCACCGGGGTTAGCTGTACACCGCATATATGGTACAATCTCTGGATCTGTTGTACGCAAGCGAGAAGCCAAATAGTTCCAAGAAAACTCTGTAGCTTGGTGCGTAATCTCATCAAACCCAATCCAACTATATGCTTGTCCTTGGTAGCGATAAACATCTGCATCCCTTTCCAAGAATCCAAATTCTATTTTAGCTCCAGACGGAAAGTTCCAGAGCTTTTCTACTTCTTTGTATTTACAACCGGGAAAGGCTTTCGGGTAGAGTTCACGAGACTTGTCTATTAGCTCTCGTAACTCTGGCATAGAGCGCCGCAGGATTAATGCCCTATGCGCGGCCCGATGAGCATAGCGAAGAGGATCAACCAACATCGCATAGCTCTTGCCTCCACCAGCCGCACCACCATACAAAACATCAGTCTCAGAAGCGGCGAGAAAGTCAGTTTGTGGGCCATCGTTGGGCCTAAAGATGACATTCTCTTCTGCGACAGTCCTCAACGCCTTGGGCAAGTCGGCAGTTGTTGTTGTTATTTTACCTTCCGCTTTTGCCTCTTTTCCTTCTATTTTATTGAGCGTACTCTTAGAAGTGTCAAGCGACCGTTTATAGTTTTCTAGCTTGGTGCGTACCTGCGCTAACCGTTTTTCTTTCTTTCGTACAGCTTTTCTTGCATCAATCTTGGCCTTGGTTTCGGAGTGGTAGTTGTAGCCTCTACCGGACGAACCTTTGGGTCTGCCAGTTTTTTTGCGAGGTGTTCCATCCTTTTTAAGTATAAAATCCCCGTTGTCGTCTCGCATATACGCATCAGGGTTTTCCTCCCAATCATTCATACTTAGAAACTATTTTATTTAATCCTGTGTGTGAGATTGGGCGTCCCGTATCATACTCAAGCCATGTGGCTCCTTCACGCAACGAGATAACTTTATTTTTTACTAATGGTACAATTTTATTGAGGGCTTTTAATTCATCCTCAATCTCTTCTAAATGTACCCCATCCTCCATCAACTTATAGCCAAATGGGATGGTGCTACTACTACGCCTCTTCATATCGACCTTCTATAACTACTTCTTGTTTAGCTGGTAGTATAAAGAGGCCATTAGAGTTTTGCAAATTAACATCCAACTTATCTGTCTTAGCTATGCCAACACGGTCTAGGAGCGTCTGAGCGGCCTGTAGACGGACGTTAGCTTGAGGTATGGGGTCTGTACTGTCCATAACCTCAACGAGCTTTAGAGAAGCTTTGGGGGCATTCTGGGCTAATATATTCTCGGCTAGTTCTATTATTTCTGTTTTAAGAGCTTTAACTACGGATGTATATGAGCCTTCAGCGTACCCCGCTAATTCTGCGGCACGTTTAGTATCCCCATTACAGGAAACTAGGTTGTCCAAAAAAGATTGCTGTTTTGTTGTCAATTCTTTATTCATATTAGTTATTATATACCTGATTTACAGTTTTGTCAAGTTATATTTGAAAAAACTTGACAAAAGTTGTTTTGAAGTGTATAATAGATTATGTAGACCCCCCCGGTACATATAGTCTCAGCCCCCACTTTAAAGCCTTTGGAGTGGGGCGACAAACTGGTTGACATTCAAAATCTTCCAAATTGTGCGTGAATGAGTATATATATATGGTAGGGGGGGTGGTGACCTGCCTAGCCCTTCAAAGAATTTGAAGGGCTAGGAAGTCTAGAATATTTTATAGACCTTAGTCTATAAAATATTCTAAAATCCACTGCCAGAGTCTCCAAAGATCTCTAAGATCTTTGGAGACTCTGGTTGCCATCTCTGAGATCTTTAAAAATTCTTAAGAATTTTTAAAGATCTTTAAAAAATCTATAAAAATCAAAGATTTTTTTAGATTTCACATACGCCTCTAAAAAATCCTTAAGGATTTTTAAAACAAGCCGCAACCCTTTAGTCTTTCAAACTCTCCCTCACTTTAGTGAGGAGAGTTTAGAAAGACTTAGGGACTCTCCGACAAGCCGCTTCAGCCTTTGGCTGGGGCAACAAAACTTACAATTCGGAGAATTGATTATGGCGAAGCCAAACTTCAGCAACATCCCAGCCTCTAAAGAGGCTACCCCTCGACAAATCTCAGCGATTGCAAATCGCTTTGCGAAGCTCACGAATCCAGAGGATTCGTATATGCTGACCAAGAAGTACACCGCAGTTCTTTACAGATTCCAAGAGGAATCTGGAAAGAAACTGACTCATGGCGAAATCCAGAAGTTCTTCAAGGCACGTAAAGTTCCTAAGAACTTTACGGCCTTGCTGACCACCGACGAGACTCCAAAGGAGTCTCCGAAGCCTTCAAAGCCTTCTACGAAGGCTTCTCCCAAGACTTCAAAGAAGTCTTCACCGAAGCCGAAGGCTTCCGCTGAGACTTCAGAGCTAGAAGCTCTGAAGGCTCAAGTCGCAGACTTGACTGCCGCTGTTCAAATGCTTCTGAAGAACTCTTAAGAGTTCTTCAAAGTCTTCACAGCCCCCAGCTAACGCTGGGGGTTTTTTTTAAACTTTAAATCCTCAACCGGAGGTTGGTTATGTTTTTTCATCCTAAGTTTGGTTTAATTTTTATGTCAGAAAGTAAGTTTAATAACTTAGAGCGAGGCGAAGGTATTCCTCAAATGAGTTTGAGGACTATGCGACAAGTATATGATTTTGTTGTAGTTCAAGGTAAGTCTCCAAAATTATTTCCAATGTATGATTTAACCGCAGTGCCAGAACATCGCCAAGCATTAGCTTGGATTGTTAATAACTTTGAAAATTATTTGGAGGCTTGAGGCTTTAGGGATTCTTAGTTTTAAAACCCCCTTACAGGGTAAGGGGTTTTAAAACTTAGAAGCCCTTAGAGGACTGCCAGCCGGTTCTCTGCTCTTTAGCAACCAACCTAAACTTCATTGCACTTGGAGGTGCTTATGTCTCAGTTCGATTATTCTACTCTCGACCCCAACAAGCCAGCTTCTTATCGCCAATTCAATGGTGTTGCATATCACTTTGCTCAATTGCATACCAAAGGTGACAAGTCACAAACATACATGGCAACTCGTATGTTCAAAGCTATCTTGTACAAGTTCTATAACGAACAAGATACTTTAATGACTCACGGCGAGGCTCAAAAGTTTTTCAAAGCCAAGCGAGTTCCTGCTCAGTTTAAAAAGCTGATTACTATTCGTAAGTAATCTTTATAACCCCGCTTCGGCGGGGTTTTTTTTAACTTTTAAAAAGGAATCTTGTAATGAATACTAATGAAGTTAAGTACAAAGAAACAAGAAATTTATTGTTGTTTGGTTCTTATGTTTTTACAGTCGTTGCTGTAATTATATTATCAGTTTAGCCCGTCTTGGGTGGGCATAGTTTGGTTGGCGCTATGCCATAAAATGGTAAGCTCTGCTTACAAGTCAACCACTCACCCTTAATTTTATACGGAGAAATTGTTATGCGTTATACAGATTCTGAAAGTAATACAAACTATCATGTTGTTCAAAGAGGTACTGCTCCCCAACCAATTAATATACGTGGTCGGCGCTCCCCTTGGCGAGAAAGGTTTGAGCGAATGCAACCACTAGAGTGGTTTGTTGTACCTTATGCTGATCGCCAAAGAACTCAAGCGGCGGCGGCAAACCATCTCAAGGGGCGATACAGCTTCTACAAAATTAACAATGATGGTGATTTCTGTCTGTTAAAACTCCGCTAATTGTGGGGGACTTTAGGGAGCTTCGGCTCCCTCTTTTTTTTGCGGGACGTATAGTGGGTTGGGTAGCGCCAGAACCCCGCCAAATAGCTAACAGGAGAAAGCCCACTATACACCTTGGAGGATATTATGCTGTGGAAAAATGAGTGTGGTCATCCTGAAGAAGACTATCTATTTACTATGGAGGTCGATGGTCAGATGTGTGATGTATGGTACTACAGGCATAGCCTTGGTGATGAGAATGAGTTTTGTCTGCGTTATGGTAATGAAGATCACGAGTACCGTAGCAGTTGGGATTGTAGTTTAATTGAAAGAAGTCTTTCTCGCCGTAGAAACTATGCAGAGACTGACGTTGAACGAGAACATATTGACC